TTGTTCTTTCTTGACGAATACTTTCCATAAGTCTGTCATACTCTCCATCAGCCCAAGCTTTATCTCTAGCTTCAAGTTCTTTGATTTCGTCAACACTTAATTCTACTTCCTTACCATTAACCATTTTAGTTTTATAAATAGACATATTTACCTCCTTTCTTTTTTATTCTACTATCCCATAAACTATAAACAATCCTTCATCAATAGTTCCAGTTGATGCAAAAAATTTTATATAATTCATAGCACTTGTTAAAGAACTAGAAAAATAATTTAAATTACCATAAATATTATTATTATTGTTATAGTGTATCCAATTACAAATATATTTTTTATAATCATTTGTTCCAGAACGACCAAAGTTTGTTAAATCAAATTCATAATAATTTCCAACATTTGCTTTTAAATTCCAACCTTGAAAGTCATAGTAATTTGAAGTGCTTCCCGAACCAACAGCATGAGAATTAGAAATTAACTGTGCATAATGAGAACCAAAATTTCCAGTAAAAGAAATTGTAGACCCGTTGTCTGGTGAATCTGCAAATCGTAAATCTGATGGTGTTGAATGTGTAAGATTATGCACTACTATTTTAAATCTATTATAGCCTGTCATAATAGAACTATTGAACACAACTTCTGAAACACTAGAACTTATATTTGTTTCTGTAATTTTAACTAACCCACCAGTTGCAAAAGGTAATGCAGTTACACTAGATAAAGTATTATTGTTTGCTCTAATTATTGCCATTAGCTAATCCCATAAAGTTTAATAAATCCATCAACATAATTACCTGTGCTTAATGCGAATTTTAATCCATCTTGTGCCTGTGCTGTTGTAGACGAGCCTGTAAAACTATTGATGACTAGATTTGAACTACTAGACCACAAAGCATTTTGACCAACAACATAAGTTAAATCACTTGCATCATCAGGGTCTATAACATAAAAATGTCCACTCACAGGAGCTGTTGCACCATAACTGCTTGAAAAGGTTGAAGTTAAATTAATAAAACTTTGTCCATCATCACCAAGAGAACCAACAGTTGAACCTTGACCATAAACTCCCTGTGAATGATAACCTGAAGTTAGTTCAGTTGCACCACTTAAAAATGTTAATCTTGGAATTGAATTTGTACTTCTTGTTAGTTTATATAAAACCAAATAATTATCATATCCTGTCATTAAACCTTGAAGAGTAGCAGAGGTACTTGATGATAAAGTTGTTGTATTTAATAATGTTAAACCACCAGCACTACCAAAAGATAAATTACCACTACCATCTGTAATTAATGCTTTATTTGCACTTGGTGCTGTGCTTGGCAAGACTAATGTATACGACTGACCTGCCGAATGTGGAGGTGATTTAATTTTTACTCCGTGGCTATTCTGTGAGCAGTTAAGTTGTATTGCTCCATCTGTACTACCACCATCTCCTTTACTAATTATAGTCGGTGCAGTAGCTAACTTGTCATTTGTTACAGTATTATCACTAGGAGTTCCAATATCTAAAACATCTCCTAATGCTAAAATAAAATCTATTGAATCACCTGTTACTAAATTACTTGCGAAAGAAATTGTACTGCCAGATACATTGTATGAACTTTGTGGAGATTGTACAATACCATTTAGACTTACAATAAGATGATTCGCACTAGCAGGACTATAGTTAGCCGATCCACTTTGTAAAGTATAAGCAGCTTGACCATTAACTACTGTAATAGCATCTAGCTTTTTATATGCTCCAATTTCTGGTTGTTTTCCTATGTATGGCATTAGCTACCATCCTTTGGGTATTTCTTTTTTATTGCAGTAACATGTTCTTGAAACTTTGTTATTCCATTCTCTGCTATATATTCAAGCTGTTGTTCAACAGTTCCATATTCTACTTTTCTATTAGCTATTGCTGTTGCATTTTTTTCTAGTTTATCTGCATCAGATTCTTTAGATTTAAGTTCGTCATCTGTTGGTTTAGCTTTATCTTTAATATTCCATTCAAAAATATATGCACCTTTACCATCATCTTGCAAAGTTACTTCTGATAAAAAGTTAACACTTCTTCCCATATATGCTTCTATTTTTTTATCAAGATTTGCCATATTAAACTCCTAATTTAAATGCTCCAAAATAAGTATGAGGTGTAGTTGCATTACCATAAGCTGTGGGAGTTCCACTTGATAAGCCTGGATATGAATAAAACTCAATGTAATCACTAGAACCATTCATATCAAAAACACCAACTGCTATTGGGTTACCACTATTTGCAGGATTATTTCTAAAATCTATATACCCATAAACTCTTATACTACTTGATGTTCCATTCTTAAAAATTTCATTTAATATCCAATTAACTGTTCCTTGACCTTCACTTGCATATTCAGAATTTGCAAATACAAAATATTTTCCTGCCGTTGTGGGTGTAAATCTATAATTAGTTGAGTTGTCATATTGCCCACCAGAGTCAAAAGTTTCAGTATTGCATAAAAGTTTGTTACGAGCATTATTAGTTAATGTTTGATTAGCACTTAAATACGCAAAAAATGCAGGGGTATTATCATCACCACCTACACCAGTTGCTAACGAATCTGTTAATATTTTACTTAATGGCATAATTTATTCCTTTGGGTATTTATCCTTAACTGCTTTAATTGTTTTTTTCCAACCATCAATTCCATTGTGATATATATCATCTAATTGGTCGTTAATTGATGGGTATTCATTTTTTCGTTTATATTGATATTCATTAGGATCTTTCCAAGCATTTACTTTTGTCCAATTAATAATAACTTCTTTATTATCTTTATCTGTTGCAACAATGTTTTTTTCTGTGTTGCCTTGTATAGTTACAACTGAACTATGTGTTGCTCTTATTGCTTTATCATAATCCATTATGCACCTATTTCTAAACCTATTATTGTTGTTAAACCACAAAAATGAGTATCGTCATTTCTTCTGTTTATATATTGTGTAGCACCATTAGAAGAACGAAATTCCATTCTATATATTGTAGCACTTGTAGTGCTTGGGCTATCTAAAAACATTAAAGGATAAGCATCATAATATGCACCATTTGTAGAGTATGTTGCTGATGTATAATTAAGGGTTGCACCACCAGTACCTACACCAACTGCTGAGTAACTTGCACCTCCAACAGACCTTGCAAATCTTACTGGCATATGCCCAGTATCGTGATTACCACTTGTACCTATTTGACCTAATAATAAAACTTTACTACTTGTACTTGCTAAAGAAGAAAAAGTTATACTGCAATTAGTAACTGCAACATAAGAAGTGCTTGTTGTAGATATATGAGTTGTTAATGCTCCACTTTGCACTTGCAATACTTTACCTCCACCTGCTTCTGCAAAACTATTATCACCTCTTAAAAATGTACTGCTACTTGCTGTGCCTGTTGCTGATAATTTTGCTATTGAAACCGAACCATCTACTAATTGACTTGTACCAACACTACCACTTGCAGGATTAATTGTACCTACGGCTCTACCTATATAAACACAATACATATCATCTGAACCTGCTGTTGCTTCTGACAATGTTAATGCAGTACCACTTGCTGAATATGCTGCAGTAGGTTCTTGTCTTACATTGTTTATAAACAAAGCTATATCATTAGCACTTGTTACTGAATTAGATAACGTATAAGACGTTGTTGCACTTGTTGTAAAATCTTGTTTAGCTAGTGTCTGAAACGATGTTGTTGGTGCTGACCCTAGATAAGGCATTCTATGTTTGCTCCATGATTGATACTGACATGTCTAAAGCAGATCCTGCTGATGCTTGAGCTTTAACCACATCGGTTGTTTGTAATACTAACTTTTGACCACCAAACACTTCTAATGTTGTATTTGCTGGAATACTTACTGATTTTAACAAAAAGATATTAGCATTTGTTTCTGTATCAGATGTATCTGAAACCAGTTGCACATCTGCTGTGATTGCATTACTAGTAATATTACATAGTGACATTCCTAAAACAATCGTAGTAGTTGCACTCGGTACAGTATAAACTGTAGCTAAAGAGCTGTTTGATACAGCAGCTTTAGTTTTTATTTTAAATGTATTTGCCATGTTTTCTCCTTTAACCTAAAGCAATAGCCAATGCTGTAGCATCAGCAAGTGAAGTTTCACCATCAGCACCTGCACTTCCTTGTGCACCAGTGTTACCAACTGGAATGCCAAGTGTGAAATTTAAAGTAGCAGCTTGAGTCGTGCCTGAGTTTGTAATAGCAACTGTAGCACTACTACCAGCACTCAAAGTGTTTGTCGTTACAGATCCAACAGCTACAGTAGCTCCATTAGCATCTACATAACTTTTAGTAGCTGCATCTTGAGCTGCTGATGGATTAGTAACATTTTTAATACGTCTGCTTGTTGCATCAAATTGATCGGTACTGTCTTTTGTTAAAGCATCACCAGCAATATCAATAGACTCTTGAGCCATATTAAAAGCCTGAATACTATCGTTGTCTAAATCTGATTCCTTAAAGACAGAACCAGCAGCATAATCAACGAGTCTTGTAGATTGACTTGTTGCTCTTCTTATCTCAACTATTGCATCTTGAGCTGGAGGTGTTCCAAACTGTATTTGATTAGAACTAGGAAAAGTGTAGTGAGTTGTAATTGTCTTGGTTACTCCATCAACCTTTACGATAACATCATCAGTTGATCGGTAACTAAAAGGTACACTGAATGTAGTGGTACTGTTATTGCCAGTATAACGATTTAAAGCAAATGCCATAGTTTTTCCTTATTGTTGTTTATAATCTTTTAGGTCTATATCAAGAGGAGGAATAGTAGTTTCTTTCATATCCTCTTTTGTTTCCTCATACCATCTAAGCAATCCTATTAAATCACTTCCAGTCTGAGTTTGTTTTGTTGTTTTTGTTGCTTTTTTATTGGTTACAATTCTTGATAACACATCTTCTATTGCATCTTTTTTAATGTCTGCTAGTTCAGACCTAGTTTCAGTAATACCTTGTCCTTTTGCTTTTTCACTTCCTATTGGAACTTTATTAGCAGCAATATCAAAAAGTAAATCAGTAAGACCATTATCTCTCATTTGTTGTACAACTAAATCCCAAAGATTACCTTGTACTTCAACACTTCTTTTTAGAGTTTTGTCATATTGTCTTACTGTAACTTCAACTGTATTTAATCTTACACCAGGCAACATAGAAGACTCTGGTTTTAATTGAAAAGCAGTGCCAGCACCTTTAGCTGCATTTAAAAAATAATCGTGTACTATTGCTTCTTTTTTATAAATTTGATCTATTCTTTTTTTGGTAACTTTTCTACCTTGCCTTTTTAAATCCTCTTCAATCTGTTTTTTGTATCTTTCTATTTTTTGTTTTTTAGGATAACCCAAAAACTCTAACCCAAAAGATGACTTCCAATCAACAATTTCTGCTGGTCTTCCTAAAAAAGTGTATGACTTAGAAAAGTTTGTAGCTCCTTGTCTTTTAAACATTGATTCAGCATACTCATCAAAGTATTCTGGATCAGCTAACTCAGGGTCAAATAAATAAGAAGTGTTTTTTATTTGTCCACCAAAAGGTATAAACTGTCGAGATATTTGGCTTAGTCTTTCAAACATAGCATCACCAAATTCATAGTCAGTATCATCAAGCTCATCTAACATGTCTCCTATAGCTTTAGGAGCACCTAATAAATTCATATCTCTAAATGTTTTTACAATACCTAAAAAAGTTGCATGTATTTTTTCATCAAGTAATTGATACTCTTTTTCAACATTTATAAACTCTCCTTGTTCTCTTTTTAATTCAATATCAACTTGATACTGCATTATATTCCAAAGCATTCTTAAAGGAGCACCAAAAGGATCAAACAAAGCTATGTTTCTTGGTTTTCCATTTATTGTAATTGTATAAGGGTCATCTTGCTCTGGATTTTGTGCTTGTTGTTTTTGATTTACCCAATTAAAAGGAGCACCTTGAGCTTCTCCTTTTATAAATTTCATCATACCATAAGCAATTACCATTTGAGACAAATTTAATTCTGTCATAGCTCTAGCTTGTCTAACAGTTCCATTTTCACCTCTTAAATCTTTTACAAACCTTGGAGCAAAAAACTGCAAGCCTGGAGCTAGTCTTGTAGAAAATTCTGCAAGTCTTACAGGGGTTCTAAAGAATATTTGTCCTATAACTCTGAACAAAGGATGTCGAGCAACTAAACCCTCGTAGTATTTAGCAATAGCACTTATGTTGTATTTACCAACTTTACCATCACCACCTTTTCCAGAAAAGTTTCTTTTAAACAACATATCCAGTATTTGTACTAATGCATCGTTGTCTGTAGCAGTAAGAAGATCTTTATCGTTCTTTGATAGTTCATTTGTAACCCAATCTTTTAAAGCTTTTCCCTCAAGACCTCTGTTTTTACCATCAGCTAAAACAGCTCTTAATGAGTCCATAGAAAATGAATATGCACCTTTTATCTGCTTATCTACTTTTTCAGCTATAAAATCATTTAACTCTTTACCTTTTAGACCTTTAGAAGCTCCTTCAATAGTTGCTTCTTCTGTATATTTTCCTTTAATGATACCTCTGTAAAAAGATGTTTCATAAAAACTATCTGTTGCTAATAGTAATCTGTTAAATATTCTTATTTGACCAATACTTGGTATTTTACCTTTTATACCTTTTTTAAGCATTGGTGGCATTTCTAAATACTTATCAGAAGTTCCTGATAGAATAGATTTTTCATATCTAAATGCTAACCTTGCATTCTTTAAAGCTTGTGCAAAAACTTCAGCTTGACCTGAGTAAGTTGCCACCATACCTCTAAATTTTATAGGATCAAAACCAGAAGAAACATAATTAGCAACTGGTTTTATAAAGTAGGTAGCAATAGATGGAATAATATTTCGCACTGTAGAAGCTAAACTTAAAACATTTGATATTGTAGACTCGCCTAAAAATCTTTGTATTTTATAAAACAAACCTGGCTTACCATACTTTTCATCCATGTGTTTTTGTATTAAAGCTTCTCTTTCTATTAGCTTGTCAGAAACTAAACTGTAATCTTGTTTTCTTCTTGCTTCCTCAATTTCACCAGCAACTTTTTGTATTTTATAAGTCAACTCGGCTTTTATAGCTTCACCAGATAATTCAGAAGAATACTTTAAAAGTCTATCTACTTCATCTGGAGTAGCTTCTTCTATGTTTCTTATAGCTACTTCTCTTAAATCTTCTTTAGCTAATTCACCTTTAATATTAAAAGTTCTTCTAACTCCTAGTCCTCTACCTGATGCTTCACTAAGATGTCTTCGAGCTTCCTCTAAAGGAGCTAGTGCATCATATAAATTTTGACCAGTTTCTAACAAATCAAGTCTATCTTGATAGTTTAATTTATCACCCTCATCACTATATATTTTGGCTATCTTAGAATTTAATTTTACAATATTAGTTACTTCATTATCTATTAGTTTTGCTAGAGCTTGTTCTTGACCAGAAGTAAATTCTGTATGAAATAAAGTTTGACCAATCTCAGGATCTTTTAAACCTAAGTTAGTTAATCGGTTGTTGAATATCTTAACAGCTTCACCAAGTATTTTGTAGTTTTGTCTGTTATCTAAAACACCTACTGGATCTTTACCAATCTTTTGTTTGAAATCATCAATAAAATCTGTAAGATCTTTTACAGCACCATTTCCATCAAATGCAGTTTCTAACTCGGCTCTTAACTCTGGATCAAGATCAACCATCTTGTCTTCGTCTAAAGTTGGTCGTGTTTGTGGTTTAGGTTTAGCTGGATAAACTAAACTTTTAATTTTTCTATAACCAAGCTCTGCACCTTTAAACGTGCCATAAGCCATCCCACCAAAAGCAACATTTAAACCTGCACCTTTTGCAGCTCCACTTAATATTTCTGATGTGTCATAACTATCTTTTATAGTTCCATCTTCATTTAAAGCTTCTCCAGCAATTCTTACAGCTTGTCTTGAAGTGTTATCAACTGCACCCATCGCAGCTCCTTGAATTGCCAAGCTTGTACCAGTTGTTAATACAGACCTTATTTTAGCTTTTATACCTTGTCGAGCAGCTTGCTTCCCAAAAAACCCAACTCCTAATGTTCCAAAAGAAATAAGGTTTGTAGGATCAGATGCTGTGCCTGCAAGAAATCTAATAGTGCCAGAACCAGTAAAATTATCTAAACTATCGTAAGCATCCATAGCATATAGAAAAGCTTGTTTTTGTTCCTCTGATCCTTTACCAATAGCTGTTGCTGTTACAGCCATGCTCGTGAGGTTGTAATTAAATAAACCCATGTGGTCTAAACCCCACTTTGCTATATCTTCGTCAGACTGATAATTTCTACTGTCTCTGTTCTTTTTTCCAAAAGCTCTTTCAAATAAAATTTTAGAAGCCTTAACAAACTGAGGGTCGTTTATTAATGTTTCATCAGTTATAGAAGTTCCCTCTGGCTTTTGATAATAATCAAACTTTCTTTCTTCTGCCATTATTCTTTAAATAAATCAGGATTAGCTTTTATAAATTCTATAAGCTGTTTTCTTGTTGTAGGGTCTTGAGTTATATCTCTAAAGTTTGGTATATCTACCTCACCCTCATCATATAATTGTTTAATTCTTTCAACATTAAATAATACTGGGTACTGTTGTTTTAACTCAGTTTGTACTTTTTCAAAAATACTTTTAGATGCTTCTCTTAGATCAGCATCAAGAACTGATTGTTTATTTCTTATCGCTTCTGAAATAAATTCAAACATGTATTCATCATATTTATTTTCTGCAAATCTAAGAGGGTCATCATTATTTAGAGCAGCAAGAAATCTACCACCAGTTCTTTCCCTGAACCCAATGTCTGATTGTATTAGCTCTATTTGATTTTGCACTCTTGCTTTTAAATTTTCTTTTTCTGCATTTGCTACTTCTCTTTCAACAAAAGAATAAGCATTTGCATATTGATCTATATTAGAAATTAAATCTAATTTATCAGTTTCCGATAAACGTGGGTCTTTTGCGATTGCATCTAACTCTTCATCTAATTGTTGAGTAGGGTTTTCATCACCTATACCTATTATCCTAATTCTTTTTAAATAATCATTTTTTGTGATTTTTGATGTGTTAGGATTAGCTCCTTTACTTTGTAAAGTGCGAAAGTTATCAAAGGTATCTGTTTTATATACATTTCCATTTTCTGTTTTACTGAACAAAAAATCTCTTGGAGGGGAGGTAAGAAGCTTTTCTAATTTTTTAGGATCTTCAGCAGCTTCAAAAAAATCTTTCAATTTCTTTTGTTTTTGTTGAAATAAAGATTGCTCTTCATCACTAAGAGCAGCTCTTAAGTTGGCAGCAGTAATGTTAATTAGATCTGAATTTAATTTTGCTAATTTTAATTCTGTTGCTTGATCTCCTCTCATATCTTCTGGAATACTTTTTACAACTCCCTCGTAAATTTCCTCTTTAGTTTTTCCAGCTCGTGCTGATTTTAAATCATCTACAGGTTTATTTGCTTGAAGAAGTGCTCTAGTAATTAATTGGTCTACAAATAGTTCTTTTTTAGTTGATTGGTTTAGCCCTGTATCTTTATATGTAGACTCAAACACTTTTATATCAAAAGTTGTTTTGTTCTGAAAAGCATCTTCCATCGCATCATTAAGTTTTGATGAATAGTTTTCTTTTAAAGTTTCTAAATGTTCTTTAGCTCCCTCTTGTTGCAACTGATATTCAAACTGATTAAACACACTGTTGTAACCCTCTAATGCACCAGCTCCAAAAAATGGTCTATCTTTTATCTCTTCACTAAGCTGTTGTTTTTTCTGTTCATAGAATAATCTTCTAGCATCACTATCATATCTAAGGTTTTCATCAGCTAGTAATTCATCCATCAAACCTCTTGCCTGCTCAGTTGCAAATCTTTTACCTACTGCTTCAGTTATTCTACTTTTTATAATACTTGATTTATCTGGAAACAATTCACCAACTGCAACCTTATCAGCCAAGCCAGCTTCTTTGTCTTTTATAAACTGATCGGCATAAAAATCGACTAGTCTTAAATCTTCTTCTTCTTTTCTCTTTCTAATATCTTCTGCAACTTCAGCAGCTACACCTAAAGCATTTGCTAATTCACCAGCTCCTGTGCCAGCTTGTTGAGTACCTCCTCCAGCAAAAGCATCTATAGGTCTTGCTTGAGGTTGTAGTCCTGGTTGTGTTAAGTTACCAACTGGTTTATTTTTTGCCATATATTATCCAAATGCTGTTGATGTGTTTGTAGTTACTGCTGAACCTGGTATTTTAAGTGCATCACCTATTCCAGGAATAGCAGCTATTGATGCACCAGTAGATATAAGAGAGCCTAAGATGTTACCACCAACTGGCTGTTCTTGTTGTGCATATCTATTTGCAAGTGTTGCATAAGCTCTTGTTCTGTCATCATTTAGAGCAGCTACAGTGTTAGTAAAGTTTCTTTGAATTGTTTGGTTAGCCATACCAGCTTGCATCTCTGTATCAGCTAAAATTGCATCAACTGATAGACCACCACCAGGTATTGATTCACCAAGCCTTACTTGTTTAGTAGCTCGGTTTTCCATAGCTTCTACTCTAGCTTTTAATAGTTCTTGTCCAGACTTCTCAGATTCTTCTTGTTGTCTTCTATTTAAGATAGCAATATCTCTTCTATAGGCTGCATCTGCATTGGCTCGTAAGGTAGCATTCCTACCTTTAGCTGCTCTTTCTTCGTTCTCAGCTTGTATGTAATTAAAAGCTCCTGAAGCTACTGCAAAGACAGCACCGACAACTGGATCACACATTATTTAATTCCTTTGTAAATAAATAAAAATTTTCTTTTTTAACACCATAAGGTTTTTGAAATTTTACATCAAAGCCACACCACTGTAGCCACCTCATAGCTGTCTTATTTTTGTCGTGAACAAAATTATATAAGACTGGATATTTTTCACCTAAGTGGTCTACCCAAGTTCTACACTCTCTTAAAAATTCTTTTGATATACTTTTTATTGATGATGATGTTAACATCCAAGGTACTCCATAGTTAGTGCCATTAACACAATCAGAAACACCAAACATTCCTATAATCTCATTACCATTGACAATAGTGTACACTTTAGAGTTAGGAGCTTTAAATGCTCCCATAAGAGCATCAATAGGTTTATGACCATTCATAGCTCGTATCTCTTCAACATCTTCTCTTCTTAAACGAGGAGCTAGTATTACAGCATGAGTTTTAGTTGCTTCTATTACTTCGGCCATTATATTCTTTGTGATCTGATAGTATAGAAACCCTCCCACTCAGCTTTTTGAAAAGCACAAGGGAGATAACTATCAGAAGTTATTGATATAGTTACTCTGTCGTTTTTAGATAGAATAGGAAACCTAAATGTACCATCATCGAGTCTAACCTCTTCAATTAAACTATCGGATTCATTAACAATAATTCCATTAAATTCATAACTACTAGCAGTTCTAGATTTAGGAGCTACATTAATTACAAAGTGACCAGTATCTTCATAGTCAATACTCATAGTTCTTAACTGCAACCTACCAGAGTTAACTGTTACAGTGGCATTTTTTTCTTTGACATGTTGTTGTGAGAATTGATAAGTAAATGTATAAGGTATTCCGACTAAAGAAGCTGCTGCATTATAGTTACCAGTAGCTGTGACTGTTGTTGTAGATGTTCTAGTGAGTGTAGGAATATCAACACCTTTTCTACTAGACCAAGCTCCTGACTTTACAACCTTTACTGTGTCACTTGTAGGAATAGGGTAAGGCAAAGTCCAAGTCGTAATGTTAGTACCTGAGTTATAAGAACCAGTAAGAGAAGTTTTTCTATCTAGCCTTACATTAAAATCTAAACCAGTATCAGCAGGATATTGTAACTCCATCTTCTCAATATAAACACCATCTGTTCTTGCTATAATTAAGTACAAAGTGTTTTCTAATAAATCAATATTAAGAATAGTATCGTTGTCAGATAGTTCGTAAAACGACCAAGCTGATAGAGCTTTTTTAGCTCTTGTTATTGTTGTTTCACCAGAAGTAAAATACCATCGGTAAACATAGATTCTATTTACATCTCCTGAAGTAATTGCATAAAGTGAATCCTCAGAATTAGATGCAACCATTCTTTTTACATTATTTGGAATGTATTGAGGAACATGAGCTGTAATGTTTGCAGCATTCTTTGTAATATTATCTTCGTCTACAAAGTATTCCCTTACGTTTGTAAATGCACCTTTTTTATATGCAAAGTAAACATTATTACCAGCACCAACTGGCTGTACATTTGTGTCAACTTCGAACTCAGTGCTTGCAGTAATACTAATTGTTTCTGGTGTAAGATTACCATTTGATTCTAAAATAAACTGTGTTCTATCAGAAAAGAATAACAAACTTTCATTATAAGGTATGACCCTTTTCAAAATAGAAACATTAGTGTGACTAACTGTTACATCGATAGGTGAATCATCTAGTAAAGCTGTAACTGTACTAGGAAAGAAATTAAAGAAATCACCAGCTCTACTTAAGATTACATTCTCATCAGAAATAAATCCAAGTCTATTTTTATGAAAGAAAACACCATTAATAGTTTGTCCTACAAAACTTGGATCAGGAACTGAATCTAAATCTCCTACAGTTCTGTCATCATAAGTTGCCCTATCAAACGTAAATGCACCACCAGACAAAGCAAGTTTATGTGGCATTGTTGTATTATTTATTTGAAAAGTAATGCCTGGTTTTATAGTTTCTTCATAGTCACCTGAAGTAGAAGTGGCTTTGACATAATATTCATCAAACTCATTTCCTGGATCACCAAGTATTTTAAAAATATCCCCAATACTTACTCCTGAAGTTGGAAGTTGAGAGAATTGGTTTTTCTCATCAGCAATACTTCCTGGTGTAGTACCAGTGTTCATAGCAACTGTTGTTTTCTTATTTATAATAAAAGTAAAATCAGCAACAGTTAAAAACTCTAAATCAGTTGAGGGATTACTGCATACTAAATAACCTGTACCATTAGGTGTGTTTACAGTGACAGAGTTACCACTTAGATCATAAGCAACTATAGATGCAGTTGAATTGTCACTAGTAACAACAACTATATATTGATTGCTTGTATCTCTGTTTACAACATGGATAGCTGCATTACTTAATGATGAAGATGAAATTTTTGCTACATGTTCTGTTGGTGGTCGTTTAAGTAAACCATCAACAACTGAACTTATTCCATTAATTTGACTATCACATTGTGTAAGTTGTCTTAATGTAGCTGGTTGCTGTGAAACACCATTAATTAAATTTGGTATTGATGTACTGACTAAAGGCATTGGTTACCTCAAGGCTCGTCTTAGTACACCCCTGTTAACAATCTTACGAGTGGTAAAGTTGTCATTAAGTACGTTGTAATCTTGTGTTTGTGCTTCTATTTGTTCAAAGTATAATAAAGCTTCATTCTCATCAGCTTGAGTAAATCCTGATAAAGTTTGTGATCCTAATATTCTATTTTGAAATCTTCGTGCTGATTTAACTGTTATATATCTTCTTATATGTTGAGGTAAATCTGTAAATTCTAAGAGTAAAACCATAGTAGTAAACAGAGTACCAGTGAAAGTTGTAAAACTTCGTTGCCCTCTATCATATAACCTTGTTCCTCTTTGTACGACATCGGTTTGTAATGATTGACCAGTAGTATCTACACTAACACAATTAGCAGGTAAATCTATTTCTCCATCTGTATTAGGAGTAATAGGAAAGTTTATTTCTGTATTACAGTGTAATCCTCTAGATTGAATTTCTACATTTGTTTCATCTAAAATACTTTCAGCAATAGAAACATCAGCAAGAGTTGCATCATCTAAAGATGAAACTGGAGCTTCACCTATTGATGCAAGCATAATGTTTACAGCTTGTATTTTACTAGTCGGTGTTAATGCCATTTAAATATTCCTAAGTTAAAAAAAGGAGCACCATTACGATGCTCCTTAATTGAGTAGTGTTATGCTGTTTGAATTTGAACAGCAGCTTCAGGTCTAAGAACACCATGGCCAGCAGCATATTTTGCCACCATTAGTGTACCTTGTCTTCTGATGTCATATTCTGACTCGACTGCAAGATCCATTAATTTAACTGTACCCACAGCAGATGGGTGTGTAATAACAGCAACTGTATTTGCAGCAGCAGATACTTGTTGTCCATTAGCACCACCAGCATCTACACCAGTACCAGTAATATTGGCAGTTGGTAGATGAGGTACTTTAATTAAATTAATACCAGCTAACTGAGGAACTTGTCCTGTTGCGATTGAACCTTGACCTGAAAAGTCAACATTCACAGCATTTGTTCCATTAGCTAAAAGATAATATTGCTCTGGTTTTAAGAAACAATATCTGTCTTCTGATGGTACATAGTTGTCATCCAATGTTTCGGCTGCTGAGAAAATACTAGCAATCAAAGATGTTGCACTAGTATTCGCATCTGAATCAGTAATGACTGTTCCTGATGGATAACTTGTATCACCCACATTAGCTGTAGACGTATTTGCAGCAGCAACCATCATTTGTAAAACGTGCTTATCCATTTGGAAAGCAAGTGCTCTACCCATCTCTTGCGAGTAGATAGATCTTACATCATAATGATTTTTTGCTTCATCGATATTAGCAATGAAGTGATGTGATATTAATAGGTCATTGATTTGAATAATTTTCTCATTGTGGTTCAAATCTGTACCTACGATTTCAGCTCCAGGAGTGTGGTAAGCAGCACTTGATCTTCCCATTACTGGAAATTGGGCACTTTTCCCCTGGGCTATTTGCCTGACAAGATGTTTGTCCATTGTTACAGCAGTTCTTTCAAATGATTCCATAACCTCACCACTGAACACTTTAAGAAATAAAGAGTTTGCATTAGCATAGTTACTATCATTTGCATTAACTGCACCTAGTCTTGAGACTGTTGCATTAGTCATGTTTTATCTCCTTGATAAAATAAGTTAATATAAATGTTTTCTATCTACACCTTACTTCGCAAAAGTATTCTCCTCGGAGAGTTTTGTTCGTTTTGGTTTTGATTAGAGTTTGGAACGAGCCAACTTATCTTGAACTTCTTGTTGATAAGATGGATCTTTACGATACTCTGGTTTTGCCATGTCAGCAGTGACTTGACTCCAGTTATCATATCCGACTCCAGTGGATGCAGCAGATTTACCACCAACTAGTGATGGGTCTGTGCCCTCTGAACTTGTATATCTAGCATTTAAACCTTGTACTGCAAGATTTATTTGAGCTACATCAGAACTGTTAACAGCAGTGTTGAAAGCATTAACTTCATCTTTTGATAAACTATCTTTCGCCCAGTTAACCATTTCTGTATAATGTTCTTTACCACCTACAGTATTGTAAACTTGGTTTTGAACATTTGTTGCTAGTGCCTGTTGACCTTGAATATATTGATCAACGACATTTCTTGGTATACCTTTTTGTTCCATCTCAGCATAGCTTGAGTCAGAAAGACTACCATTACTGTTATATTCATTTGAATACTTACCAAAATCTAAACCTACAGACTCCAATGCTTCTTCTGCATTTTCACCTTGTATTTCTAAAGTATCATCTTTAGGTTTTTCTGTTGGTTGTTCTTTTGGTTCTTCAGCTTTTTGTTTTTGTGTAAGCTTTGTGTATTCACCCTGAAGTGAGTCATAAGCTTTTGCTAAGTCTTCAGGAGACTTAAACTTTTCTTGTAACCACTCAGGTCGTCCTTGTGTTGTTGTTGCTTCTTCCTTAACTTCTTCTTGAGGTTTCTCGGAAGTAGTTTCTTCTGATTTTATTGTAACTGTTTCAACCATGATTAACTCTTTACAATAATTGAGCCTTGAGCATTACGATACTTTTTACCTGGTTCGGCAGTTTGTGCATTCCATAATGGTAGGTCTTCAATTTTTAGTTCTTTAGTTTTGGTTTCTTCTGTTGGATTATCCTTATCACTAAGGGTCTTACTCAGTTTCATTTGTAGTTCCTTGTTGTTGTTGTTGTGGTTGCTGGAGATTTTGAGCTGAAGCTTTAGCATATTCTTTTACAGCTCCAGGTGCAGCTTTCTCCATAGCAGAGTTTAACATTTGTTGCTGCATAGCTTGCTGCTGTTCTTGAACTTCAGCAGCTAGTTGCTCGTCAGTTTTAATTAGACCTGACGTATCTATTCCATGACCAGTAGCTAACCTAGTTATCAAGTCACCAAAGTCAACTCTTTGAATTGTTTCTGGATTAGCTTGAGCTAGTTGAATAACATCTGTCATAAAGGTTCTAAGCTTATTAAGATCATTACCTCTACCAAGAGCTTCAATACCAGTTATAATTACTGGAGCTACTTTGTCTTTTGGAATCTTTGGTATCTTACCACTTGATGACATCCTTTGCATAAGAATATTAACAATAGGTAATTGCATTTCTTGAGATAGAATAGAGTAAACACCACCGAGTGCTGTCTCTAATTCTTGAGCCATATATCTAATTTCTTCAGCAGTAACTCTTTCAGCTTTTCTTTGTATTGCAGAGTTAAGTAAGAAATCAAATGCTAGTCGTTCTTCAATTCTTGTAATAGCTTGAAGAGACACTTGCATGTCTGCTCTTTTTTCAGTTTGTAAAACTCGTACATCATCAGGTTGACCAGTAATCACTGCACCATTTTCAGCTTCAGCTATATCTCTTTTTCGTGTAGTAGCATTAGGCCTTACTAAGAATACAACTTTAGATGTAGCAGCAGCAGCTTCAACCAATGCTTCGGTCAAACCCTCTAGACTTTTTAAGTCTCCTATAAATTCTTCGCAGTAACTTCTACCATAATCTTCATTATCAATTCTAACCATCCTTAATGGTATAAAAGGTAAAAGTTCTTTTTTGTATCTTCCTTGTGACTTAGGAATAATTACATCTTTAACTTCTTGTTGAACATTATAAAAATCACCATCTTTTGTAACAACAGTAAATACCTCAACATCTTCATCTTGATTTTTTATGTCAGCTTGTTGTCTAATTTCTTCATCAAGTGACATCGGTGAAACCATTTCTTTTACAATGATTTCTAATACCTCACCTTGTGGATCTCTTTTTACACCAAAAGAGTGTAAAGGAAAAACTCTTAGATTTCCTTTCTTAGGTAAATGCAATAAGACGTTGCCACCTACAATTAAATGCTTAAGAGCTTCAAATACTGGAACTCTTATAGCTGAATTTTCAACTTCAGCCTGTATTTCTCTTTCTATGTTAGCAAGTGTATCTTCTACTTTTGTTTTTAAACCAGGTTGATTAACTAATTCTTTTTTAGTTTTTGAGTCAACAGACAATCTAAAGAAAGGACTATTAGGTGGAAACAATAACAGTAATAGTTTACTAGCAAGGTTGTTTACACCTCGTGAACCAACAGATTGGTAGGGTTGATATAAATCATTACTATAAGAAAAACCCTCATAAGGTAATAAAGAGGGTATAGTTAACTCAGCACACTCTCGTGCTCTATCAAGATAAAGTTCTCTTTCTGTTGCTAACTTTTCGTATCTGCCTGATGCACTCATTTTAATTAGGTATGTTTAAACCTGAACTACCACCATAAGAACCACTTCCTAAAGCTGTGTCAGAACCAGTAGTCTTCAACGAGCTTCTTCCTTTTTTCTTTTTCTTTTGAGATTCATTATCTACCAACTCAGGTGTTTCAATGTCTGATGGGTCAGTAAGAGGTGGTGGAGGTGGGGGTGCAGGTGGGGGTTTCGGAGCACTAAATACACACATATTATTCTTCCTTGTTTTCTTCGTTTTCTTTTAATGTTATTAACCATTGAACAACTGACCTTTGACCAGATTTAAACCATATCTCTCTATCAGTAAGTTTTATATCTGGACACTCATTTGGAAAAATCTTATCAAGTTCGTCTATAAGATCTTCTAATTTATAAGGTAATTGTTCCATGAAATGTTTCTAAAACCAGTAGTACAGCTATCTTACTGGACAAGCTCCTGTTGCACATTCGTCATCTTTTAGCTCTTCTAATGAATTTGCCGAGTTAATATCTACAGGCTCTAATTGTTTTACATACTCATCGTGTTCTTCTTTAGTTACTACTTCTTGTGGTAAGTAAGGATAACCAAGGTCAGAAGCTGACTTTGTAGGATCGTTTCTGTAAAGAAAAGAAACACCTATGTAAATATCCCAATTCTTAAGTAACCATTCTATTATTGCTGGAACTTCTTTTTTATCATACGAGATTGTAACTGAGCAGTTATGGTCAACATAGTTTTCCATTAACAGTTTATATCTATTTAATTGATCAACTGCTGCTTCTAGGTTCACTTCTTTACCATCTACTTCTGTAAAATCAACATTGTCATGACAAACAGGAAATGTAACTAAAACACTTGTATCATCATAAGGATTATCCATAACCTTGTAGTTACTTTGTTTTAATTTTTCTACAAGGGGGTCACTTTTAGAAAAGTTAATATTATTAAATATGTATTTACCTAATGGTTTATGTACTCCCTCAGTAGTGTCCATTATCTTAGATAAAGTTCCACTTGGCTTAACAGTAGTTACAGCTTTAGGTCTTGGCATATTAAGTTCTTCAGCCATACTTTCAGCTCCCTTAACTGCTATTTCTTTTAATCCTTTAAATGATTTAGCAGAGTCACAATGTTCCCAACTTACAATTCCAGTTAGGCCAACTCCACATAATCGTAAGAAATTATTAAGCTCATGCCATGTGTCAGCTAACACTCCATCTTTTAGATTAACACAAGTTTGTCTATAGTTGGCTCTTGCAATTAAATAAATAGCTCTAAGTAAACCCTCCCAGTCACCATTGAATTTTCCTAAATCACACTCGACTAAGTTACAAAAATTTTTGTTACCTAAAAGTATTTCTGCACATGGATTTAAACCTTTAAACCATGCTGCTTTTCTTTTTGCTGTTTCAGCATTTATAAATCCAGGTTCTGAACCTCCAGCTTCTTCCATTAATTTAAATATATAATGTAGTTCTGCCTTTGTAGGTTTTTGATGAAACACTAATGAGTTATTAGATTGGCTTCTTTGTGGGTTATCATTAAAATGATCTTTTTTAGCTTTAGCAAAATTTTCCCACTCAGGATTATTATAATCTAATAAGCATATCTCTGCTGATCGTCTACTTGATAATACAGTTCCTACCCAATTAACAATGTCCAAAATATCCAAATGACTAAGAAGATTACCAGACCTCCTATTAAGTATGTCAACGATTTGTAAAAATGCTTTTGACAAAAGTTTATCGCCTTGCGAAATCCAACCATAACCTGAGAGTCTTGAACCCTCTGGCCTAATTTCAGAGAAGTCAATAACCAATTTTTCACAGTCATACTTACCAGCAAGAAGCTTTCCAAGACCTTTGCACCAACTTTCGGCACTATCTCCAATACTAACTTTCCAAAGTTTTTTATCTTTGTCATAAGATTCAATGTTGTCATCTCTACCTCCTTTCGTTTTTCTTTTTGTTCGGATGACTTCAACATTATGAATAGGCTTTTGAAATCCATTTAAAGTTCCAGTGACTGGTTGGAAACCCACACCACATCCTTGAAGCAATAACCAGAAAGCATCAACCACATCATAAACTGTTTCTACTCTTAGAAAGCTACAATTAAACTGAGAAGCTTCTCTTTTTTTAGAGACCTCAGTTCCACCTAACCATAGTGTTCTACCAGCTACAGATACTTTTCTTTCTAGAAGTAACTTTTTTAATTCAGTAAGCTCTTGTGACTCTTCATAATTTAAGTCATGTTTCTTAGCTCTAATCCATAACCATCTTTGATGACTAATAACTCTGCTTATAGTTTCTTCCCATGTTTCAAATTTATCGTTATCTAATGGTCGATTATAAGTTCTTCTTGTAATAACTTCTGCTCTCGTAGACACCATCTAGTTGTTCTCCTTTTCTTTAAATATTTTCCACTTGTTTAATTTGTATTTTTTGAACCAGACTGAGGGCTCGTTACATTTAGCTGCTCTAAATTTTCTTAGAGGATATTTTTCTTCGTACACTTCTATAAGTTCAATTACTGCTGACTTGCAGTTTGAAACTAATTGATTAGGATAGTGCTTCATGTGAAGCTTGTTATTTAACTCAAACCACAAAGTGACAATAAGCCAATCAAACATCTAGCCCAAGATTTTTTCTAGCATTTTGTCTGATTAAAAAAGTTTTCTTATCGTAACACCCCCACCCTTGAATCATTTCTGGATGAGTTAATGTTTCATCTATATATTCATTTATTATATTTGTGATGTGGTTAATTTCACACTTCTCAACACCACCATAAACTTTTTCTTCACCAGTAATTAAAAACAATATTAAGACCCACTTCATGACACACCTGCTTCTTCTCTAAGCTTTTCTTCATCTGCAATTAGAAAATCAATATAAGCTCTAGCTTTTTTAAGATCCTCAATGTGCCCTCGGTCTTGATACCTACATATATATTTAATTACGTTGCCCTGACAGAAACTTAGTTCGTTAGCAAGTATAAAATTTATTGGTTGAATTTTGTGCTGACTATAATGGTCAGGATTAATTGCTTTATCTTTTTCTTCTTTTAATGCTTTCGCAATATCATAATACATTTGGACTCCATAGTTTTATTTGTTTGTTTTTAAAATCGTAATCACTAGCTCGTAAGATTCGAGCCATACGAGCTTGTAACAAGGCTTCGTTTTTATCTAAGTTTGCTTTTGCAAAACAATTTAAAACAGCTTGCCAAGAACATTCCTTAGTTAAAATTTTATCAGCAGTTACAGCTCCTATGCCTGGTACACCTGAATAGCCATCAGTTGCATCACCAGTCAGTGTTTGTTTTAGAAAGTTGTAGTCAGCTACTTCTTCACCTATCTCGTGTAGTTGGCCACTTTTCCATAACAATCCTGGAATAGTCATTAGGTCTTTATCTTCAGATACGACAATTTTCTTATCTTTAATAAGAGTAGGATGTGTAGATAAAATTCCCAATACATCATCAGCTTCAAGTTCAGGTCTTACATAAGTTTCATAATTATCTGTAATCCAGTTAACTAATGCTTTGTAGCAGACAGGTTTTCTTATTTTTTTTCTATTTACTTTGTAATTAGGATTAATCTTTTTTCTAAAGTTTTCCTTATCAGTAAAAGCAAAAACAACTTTGTCGGCTTTAGTTGCTTCAAGCAAATGATCTACATATTGTTTTATTAGACTAGAAGCTTCCTTTCGGTTACTCCAAAGTGTCCAGACATCTTCACCCCAGTCAACCTCATGCTCACTTGCAGAGGAATATTGATAAGCACAGATATCTCCATCAATTAATAATGTTGTCATTTAATACCTTTGTGGATAGATCTATGTTTTATAAACCTTATCTTTTTTGTATGAGGATTATAATGTAAGTATTTAACACCAAGTTTTTTTTGTGTTGGAGTTCTTGAGGATAGTCTTCCATCCTTATAACTTTTAACATCAACAAGCATCAATTCACCAGAATCAACATTTAATGCTATTAAATCAACAGCTCCAGTTTGGCCACTATTTTTAAAAACCTCATATCCTTTAGACCATAGCCAAGCTATACAATGATGCTCTGCTATATCTCCTTTACGTTGAGGACTAATGTGTTTGAGACCAATCTTTTCCCACTCGGTATTCGCAATCCAACTCACATCGGAAGTTAAACTTTTTCTCCGAGTTTCGGATTGCTTGCTTTGCGAGTTTTCCAAGCTCATCAGCATGCTCCTTTCTTGTTTCAATTTGTATTTCATCATGAACCCATGCTACTTGTTTGCAGTCTAGGTTATGCTGATGGATTAATTCGTGGACATCTATAATCCACTGTTTACAAATCAATGCTCCTGATGATTGTAGTAAAGTATTAAGAGCTTTGTGAGCTGACCTAATCTTTAGCTGCCTACCATCAAGACCTTTGATGTAACCTTTAGTTGCTTTTTGTTGAACGTCTTCTATTAATCTTTTGAGTGCTGGTGTTCTTTTCATAAAATCAGAAATAATTTTCTTTCCTGCCTTTACGTCTTTACCAAGTATCTCTCCCATCTTAGCTGCACCACAACCATAGACTAATGCATAAATAAAAGTCTTAGCTTGTGCTCGTGTGTCTAAGCCTGCTGCTTTTTGGTTTGCAGTGTGTATGTCTCCATCTAAAATTTCTTTAATGTAAGTTCCATTATCATAACGAGACATAAAGTGAGCTAAACATCGCAGCTCTAATCCTGACACATCAATACCAACTAAAACATTATCATCTTCTACAGTAAATAATTCTCGACACTCTTTACCATAAGCAACAGTAGTAGCAGGAACTTGTCCTACGTTAGGATGACTGTGGGTAGCTCGACCAGTTACTGCTCCATTAGTATTTACACTTCCATAAATCCTATTGTTCTTAACAAGTTTTAACCAAGCTTGTCTTCCCTCGGCTAACTGTCCAATTCTTTTTTCTATCGTATAATATTCAACGAGAACTTTTGATTCAGGGTATGGTAAACTTTTTAAAACATCTTCGTCTACTTTTGGCTTACCATCATTTGTATACTGTTTAGGTTTCCATCCTCTAAGATTTATCAATCTGTTTGCAACATGATCTCTTGAGCTTGGATTAAATTCTATGACCTGAACTTTTTCAGTTGGTATACCTTTTCTGTACCCTAGTTTTTTGTTATTTACTTTTGGTATAAAAGGTGTTCTTACTTCCCAGTCAGGAAAAGAATCTTTAAGTTGTTGTTTTAAACTTTCTCTTTTTGCAGCAAGCCCACTATACAATCGTTGAGCTTTAGTTGTATTAAATTTAAAACCATTACACTCTTGCTGATAAATTATTTCAGCTAATCTATGTTCAAGCTCTATTGATTCCTCACTATATTTTTTTTCACAAATCTTTTTCCAAAGGGAGTCAGTGACATGAACATCTTGAATACAATATGATAACATCTCATCATTGAATTGTTCCCAAGATCCTGTGTAGTCTCCCTTAGTGTTTTCTAATCTAACACCCCAAGCTTGTAATGAGTGTCTACCAATTAGCTTTGTCGGAAAATCTTTTGTCTGAAAATCTCGTTCTTTGATATCTGACCAGATTAAACGAGTTAAGACTAGGGTGTCTCTGACCTTACCTTTGTAATTAAAGTCATATACTTTTTTTAAAGCTGGTAAGTCGAACTTAATTATGTTGTGACCTATAATACAGTCAGCTTGCTCTAATCTTTTAAGACCATCTTGAATATTATCAGCATAAGTTTCTACCTTATTTGTAGATGTATCTTTTAAAACAAGACAATGAACTCTATCCAAGTCATCAAGCAGTCCATTTGTTTCAATATCAAATATAATCATTCGTCTTTTGGTAGATAAACCATTACAAAAGAACCACACCCAGGACAACTAAGGTTTGTTTCCATACAAAACTCAGGGTCTTCATGATCAATATCATGGTCACCACCCCAAATTAATTCAGTTCCACAATGCCAACATTTCATTAGTGCACACTCCTTACTTTTATAATTATTTTTTCAGCTTCTTCGTAGTCCTCTGCAAGCTCATCTAATAAATCTTGCATGTATATTTGACTTACAACATCAGGTGCATAGAGAACTAATGGCTTTCCATTTTTTTGTATTTTCTTAATAGCTCGTTCAAGAGTCTTCCCTAAGTTGTAAAGGTTGTCATCAGTAGTCATCATTGGCATCCTCTAACAGTCTTCCAGTTTCAGGGTTGTATATCAGGTGACCACATATTCCAGTCTCTCCAGTAAAACGATTTTTAAGAAGTCTTATTATTGTTCTATTCGGATCATCAGCTTGTTGATTTCTTTCTAAACTTAAAACCATGTCTGATAATTGAGCAATACTATGACTACCTCTTAGGTTAGTAAGTGAGATATTTTTACCCTCTTCAAAAGATGTGTCTGACTTAGGCCTATTAAGATGTGAAACACAAAGTAAACAGATGTTTAACTCTTGCACTAAGGTTCTTAAGTTAGTCACAAAGTTATCAATCATACGTCTTTCATCAGTTTGTAAGTTTGTAGAAAGAGCTATATGAAGATGATCTAAAATAATAAACTTACATCCACATGACTGTGCAAAGTATCTAATCCTTGACTGTAAGTTATCAAGCTCGGTTGCACCAAAGCTGTCATAAAGATATACCCTGCCAGAACCAACAGTCCGATTGTAAGGCTCAACCAAATCATCAAAAGAAACATCATTGCACTCCAGATGTAAAGGTCTCTCGACCTCAATGCCCATAAGACCGAGTGCAGTCCTTTTGATACTTTCTTCCAACATAATAAAACCAACACTTTCGCCTCCTTTAATAAGACTGTGACCTATCTCTCTAACAAAAGATGATTTACCAATTCCTGATCCTGCACAAATAGTAACAAGCTCACCACATCTAAGGCCTTTTGTTTTTTCGTTAAGAGATTTGTAAGGATAGTCTGATGAATAAACTAATTCGTTTTTACTAATTACATCCCAAATGTCTCGACCATCTACTATGCCATCAGGTCTAAAAATTTTTGCTTCCCATATTGAATTAAGCAGCTCCTTAACTTTACCTTTGACAACCATGTCATTAGGATCTTTTTCTGATATACGAGCAATCTTTGCTTTTCCTGGAGCTATAAT